GCCATATCCGCCCGATTCTTACTGATAGTGAGCTGTTTACCATCAGGACAGTTGCTAAGTTCAACGAGTCCGATGACGATATTGCATTAGCCCAGGCTAAGGGCAAAGCTCTTATCCGTGCTGCTATCAAGGCTCGTAAGGATTACAAGGGCTCCGGCAATCCTACTTTCTACACTACTGAGGACGTTCTGTCTGACCTGCTGCTGATGGAAGACGAGATCGGTCATCTGCTTTACACTTCTGAGGCTGCTCTTGCTACCGCTCTTCGTGTAAGCCGTATCGTGACTGTTCCTGTTATGGAGAACCTCACGACTGCATTCCCGACTGGCACCGGAACCCAGACTGAGAGCCTTGCTGTTGGTGGTATTATCGTGAATCCGACTGACTACACCATCGGTGCTGACAAGGGCGGAGCTATCTCCATGTTTGACGATTTCGACATCGACTACAACCAGCAGAAGTACCTGATCGAGACCAGATGCTCCGGTGCCCTTGTGCGTCCGAAGTCTGCAATCGTGATCGGACTCAAGGAAGTGGAAGTTACTCCGTAATCATCAAAATGAGAGGAAATTAAGCCATGAGTAAGTACTACGGATTTGTCGGATATGTTGAGCATCAAGAGACAGCTCCTGACGTCTATCAAGAAGTCATCACAGATCGTGAGACTTATGGCGACGTTCTCAGAAACACCAGAAGATGGGCTGGCAATGAGCATCTTAACGATAACCTCGTGATTTCAAACAGAATCAGTATCGTGGCAGATCCGTATGCTTACAACAATTTCCACTCGATTAGATACTGCACTTATATGGGAGTTAAGTGGAAGGTTACAAGCGTTGAAGTAGCCTATCCGAGACTGATTCTGGATCTTGGGGAGGTGTACAATGAGCAGACGACTTGAGTTAAGCCAGATGCTGCACGAGATCTGCGAGAACGTGTACTATCAGCCACCGCCTTCTGTGCAACTTATCTATCCGTGCATTATCTACGAACGTAGAACTGGGGACACTATCTTTGCTGATAATGTCCCTTATCATTTTACATATTGCTATACAGTGACGTGCATCGATCCTGATCCTGACAGCGAGATTCCTGAGAGAATAGCTGAACTGCCAATGTGCAAAATGGATCGATGCTACACTGCTGAAAATCTTAATCATTCAGCATTCGTTCTTTATATCTAAGGAGGATTTAATATGCCTGATTTTAGTGCACTTGTTTGGGATGATACTGGAAATAAAAAGTTTGAAACTGGTACCAAGAATGGTGTCCTGTTTGTCATGAACGATAACGGTACTTATGGCGAGGGTGTTGCCTGGAACGGTCTTACTGCTGTTACTGCTTCTAGCTCCGGCGCAGAAGAGACAGCTCTGTGGGCAGACGATATCAAGTACGCTTCTATGAGATCTGCTGAGGAATTCGGTGCAACAATTGAGGCTTATCAGTGCCCGCCCGAGTTCTATGCTTGTGACGGATCTGCTGAGCTTATTGATGGCGTAACTATCGGACAGCAGGGTCGTAAGTCCTTTGGCTTCTCGTTTGTTACTACGATCGGTAATGATGTTTCCGGTAGTGATTATGGCTATAAGATTCATCTGATCTACGGCGCATCTGCCTCTCCGTCTGAGAGAGCTTACCAGACGATCAATGATAGCCCGGACGCAATGACTCTGTCCTGGGAGATCACCACGACTCCTGTGAATGTTACCGGTCACAAGCCGACTGCCCATATCGTGATCGATTCTACTCTTGCAGATCCCACTAAGCTGACTGCATTTAAGGAGATTCTGTATGGATCTACCACTGCTGCTTCCAGACTTCCGCTTCCGGATGAGGTTAAATCTCTGCTTACTCCGTGATAGGCAATAGATGATATTTTAGGGGCTGCTGTTACAGTGGCCCCTACTTTTAATGAGAAAGGAGAAAATGTAACATGTATAAACTTCCGATTACTTATGTAGGATTCGATGGGAATCAGAAGACTAAAGACTTCTATTTCAATCTTACGAAAGGTGACATTGCCAAGATTCACCTGTCGCTTCCAGGAGGCTTCGACGGCTTCCTTGAAAGACTGAAAGATGAGCCTGAGGTACATGACATCATCGCAGTCTTTGAGAAACTGATTCTTGCTTCTTACGGCAAGAGAACATTTGACGGTAAATTCATCAAGTCTGAAGAGCTGTCTCAGGAGTTTGCAGCTTCCGATGCTTACTCTGAACTTCTGCTGAAATTTATCGACAACGAAAATGACTTTGCAAACACGTTCATCGAAAGATCACTCAATGTATCTCCGGGAGAGCTGCAGAAGATTCTTGCTGAGACACCGGCAGCTGAAGGAGAGGCTGAGGATCTTGTTCCGAGCGAACTTTAAGATACGGAAAGGGGTGTAGAGAATGCCCAAAAGGATTGTGTTTCCAGCATCGGATGATCTATGGGACGAAGCTAACAATAGATTCATTTCTATGAAAGAGCAGACTCTGGTCCTTGAGCATTCTCTAAAATCTCTTTCAAAATGGGAGCAAAAATGGAAGAAACCGTTCATCTCGACCAGCGATGAAAGAACAGCTGAAGAATGGCTTGATTACATTCGATGCATGACACTGAATCCGGTGAACGAAATTGTCTACAGTTTGATTACTCCCGAGATAATGCAAGAAATACTCGATTACATTGCTGATCCGATGACTGCAACTACATTTAGCGATATTGGACAGCAGCCCGGTCACAGAGAAGTAATCACAAGTGAAATACTGTATTACAGTATGATACAGTTTGGGATCCCTGTTGAGTTTGAGAAGTGGCATCTAAACACTCTGATTACCCTTATACGAGTTTGTGGTATCAAGGGTGGAGGCGCTAAGAAGATGTCAAGAGCTGAAGCTGCTGCTTATCAGAGATCACTAAATGAGAGTAGGAGGGCCAAACGGAGGTGAAGCTGAATGCCATCAGTAGTTACTGTGACTCAGAAAGGTGACTTTTCTAAGACGATGAAATTCCTTAAGAAGAGCAAGGAAAAGAAGTTCCTGAAAAAGCTTAATAAATTTGGCGAGATTGGAGTACAGGCTTTAGCTGATGCTACTCCAAAGAGAACCGGGACGACTGCTGCTTCTTGGGGATATGAAATAGTAATTAGTAATGGATCAGCTTCAATCATTTGGACGAATACTAACAATAATCACGGCGTCTATATAGCTGTGCTTATTCAGTACGGACACGGAACTCGAAACGGTGGATATGTTCAGGGCATTGATTACATCAACCCTGCCATGAGGCCGATTTTCGATAAGATAGCAAATGACGCATGGTTAGAGGTGATATCGGATGAGTAACATTGATGAACGTATTCTAGAGATGAAATTCGATAATCATCTCTTCGATAAGAACATCGAGACGTCTATCAAGAGTCTTGAGAAGCTTAAGACCAGCATGGATTTCAGTGGCGTTACTGACAGCCTTAACAGCATTGAGAAGAACGTCAATGCTATGGATTTTAGTGGTGCTGAGAGGAGCTTGGAAGTTCTTCGAAATAGGTTTAGCGTAACTGGAGAATGGATTCACAATAAACTGTATAGCATCTTTGATTCTGCTTGGAATAAAATTACAGCACTTCCGCGTAAGTCATTAGGATTGATAGAGAACGGAGGCTGGAATAGAGCATTAAATGTCGCACAGGCTAAATTTCAGATTGAAGGATTAGGCCAGTCTTGGAAAGATCTTTATACCGTTATTGACGAGGCTGTTACAGGAACACAGTTTGGCTTTGACGAAGCGGCAAAAGTGGCAGCACAGTTGTCAGCGTCAGGACTTAAAGCTGGCGAGGGAATGGATAAAGCCCTTAATGGTATTGCCGGCGTTGCTGCTATGGCTAATACCAGTTACGAAGACATTGGACGTATTTACACTACTGTTGCCGGCAATGGTCGATTGATGGGCGATCAGCTCATGCAATTTTCTGTTAGGGGCTTGAATGTTGCCGCCGAATTAGGACATGTTCTTCATAAGACTGAAAGCGAAATTAGAGATATGGTATCCAAGGGTCAGATTGATTTCAAGACCTTTTCTGAAGCTATGGATACGGCTTTTAGTAAGCATGCTCATGACGCTGATCAAACGTTCACCGGATCTATGCAGAACATGCAGGCAGCATTAAAGCGTATGGGACAGCCTTTTGCTGAAAGCATTCAAAATAGTGCTATTCCGTTGTTTGTTAAGTTGAAAGAAGTTATCAAGTCTGTTTCCTCACAGATGAAGCCATTAACAGACGCTTTCGACTGGTTCATGAAAGGGCTTACAGGTGCTGGTGTTAAGATACTGAGCAGTCTGAAACTTGATTTCTTCTCTGCGATCTTCGAAAAGGTAGCTGGAGCTTTTCAGTGGCTTGGGGATATTCTTAACGGATTCGCTGGGGGGGTACAGCCTGGAAAAGATGCTGGAGGTGGGGGGACAG